GCCGTCGCCCTTTTCAATCGCCGCGCGTCTCGTGTGGCCGTCACGACCGTAGCTGTTACGGCGGGTGTTGCGGACTACAATCTGCCCGCCGACTTTTGGAAGCTCATCAGTTTGCGCCCGATCGTCTCTAACGACGGCGCGGTTGGATTTGCCACCAGCGGCAAGCTCGTGCCCATCCCGCGCACCAGCGCGCCCTGGGCAGACGAGCGGCATGTCATCGTCGGGCTAGTATTGACGATCATCCCCACCCCGACCGTGACACTTGATCGGGAACTGCGCTACGGGGCGGGGCTGGTGCTGGACGATGACGGCGACTATCTGGACATGACAGACGAGCAAGCGGTTATCGTGATGCTGAAGGCGCGCGCGATTGCGCTAGGCTTGCAGGCGACTGCCGCGAGTCGTGAGGCGTTCCAATATTCATTTGGGGACGCGCGCATCAGCAAGGAAAAACTGGCGACCGAGCTGCGCGCGCAAGCAGACGTTTTTGACAGGCAATTCGATCAAGCCGTGATCGCCTACATTGGGCATGTGGTGGTAGTGGGCTGATGCTGACAGACGACGATCTGATCGTCATGGCGCGTGACCTGCTTGAGATTCGGGACGATCTGCCCGCGTCGATTGCACTGCGGCGCGGGGCGACCACGCTCTCCGCACAGACCGTGCGCTTGGGGCGCAGCGGCACGACCGGGCGCGGGACGCGCGTCGATAGTCCAGCCGGTCAAGAGTACCGCGCCCCGACGATCGTCTTGGGCGCGCCCGCGCTGGACATCGCGGTCGAAGATCGATTCAACGCGGCGGGCGTGCTGTATCGCGTGATCGAAGTCACGCGCTATGCCGGTCTTGCAACGTTTGCGACCACTGAAAAGGTAGAATGATGCCGGGTTTAATCGATCGCATTACGTCTTTGTGGAAGCCGCGCGCCGTCGTTTCGACGCCCACGACGATTGATGAGCAACCCCCGGCGCGCGCTTCAGCGATCGCCTTCACCTACAGCACCGAATGGGATCGGCGCAGCAAGATCAACGAGGCGCGCGAGATGTATAAAGACGCCCGCGTCAAGCGCATTCTTGGCACGATTGCGCGTGATGCGACCCGCGCCGGATTCTCGATTGAGAGTAACGACCCCCGCGCCGTCGAAGTTCTGACCGCGCTGGTGAAGCGTATTCACTTGACCGATGTACTGGACGATTGGGCGCGGCAGACTTTCCGAGACGGCGATATATTTTTAGAAGTGGGGATCGGCGCTGATCTCTTGATCGATCTGGTGACGCGCAAGCCTACGCTTGAGATGCGCCGCGCGAGTGATGCGCGCGACCAATTCCCCGACCCCACCCGCGCCTTTTGGCACGCCGATCAAATGTGGATGAGTAACGACCCCCCACCCGATGCCCTGTGGTTTGCCGCATGGCAGATCGTACATGGCCGCTGGGCGCATGACGAGGGCAGCCGTTACGGGACGCCGATGTTTGCCGAAGCGGGCAAACCCTTTCGACGGCTTGATCAAGGCGAGACGGACATCGCCGTGCGCCGTCACACCCGCGCCGGGCAGCGCTTGCACCATACCGTCGAAGGCGAAGAGGGCGACGTGATCAAGTATCAAGAGCGCAACAAGGACGCTCTTGAGAATCCGTTTGCGGCACAACTCGACTTTTTCAGCAACAAGCCGGGTGGCATCAGCGTGATACAAGGGGACGCGCACCTTGAGGAAATTGGGGACGTGATGCACCATTTGCGCACGATGTGGACGGCCTCCATTTTGCCCATGTCGTTGATCGCCTACGGGCAAGACCTGAATCGAGACATCCTGAATGAACAGCGCGACCAATACAATGACGATCTACCCACCGTCACCAAATGGGTTGAGGATGAATTCGTGCGCCCAGTGTGTGATCTGCAATTGCTGTTAATGGGCATTCTGCCTGAATCGGCTACTTATAAAATCGCGTGGGTATCACGCCAAATCTTAACCCCCATGATGTTGAAAGACCTAGCGACGGCGGCAACCTTGCTGCGCTCGTTTGGCCTCAACGACGAAACGATCTTGACGTTAATCGGGCAGTTCACGCCTAACGTCAAGCTAACCGTCGATATGCTGGCGGGCAATGAGGCAGGACGACTGGCCGACATCGCAGCGGGGGCAGCGGCATGACCGTCACTTCATTGGCCGATATTCAGCCCGCGCAGGCGCAGCGGTATCAACAGATAGCGCAGGCTAAGTTGCAACTCTATTTGACCGGCGAAACACACCGGCTGATGATCGAAGCGGGCGAGACGATGCGCAAACAGATCATTGAGGTAGCGGGCGACAAGTTGGACTCGTTGACCGGCAGCAGTTTACAACGCGCGTTGACGGCGACCGATCAAACGTGGGCGACGACCTTCACGACTTGGCAGCAAGCATTAGAGACGTGGCGCGAGGTTGCGGCGGGGCTGCCGTTTGGGACGCTGGCAATTTATCAAGAGTGGGTGCGGGCGGCGGTCGATCGTTTACAAGAGGCGCACGAGTTGCCGCTACAGGGCGTATTCAATCCGCAGCAGCAAGCCGTCATGGACGCGGCGAATCAGCATCTTTATACAGACGGCGCGCGCTTGTCCGATCGGGTGTGGCAACTGAATCAAGCAGCGCGGGCTGGCATTCAACGCACCCTCTACGCGGGCGCGGGGCAGGGCGCGAGTGCATGGGATACGGCCGCTCTGCTAGAGCAATACCTGGGCGCGTCTCAAGGCTGCCCGCGCTGGACGCGGACGCGCCTCTATCAACTGAGCAAGAAGGAAATAGCGGGCGGGCGGCGAACTGGTTTGAAAAGTGGGGCAGAGTGCCGGGGGCAGGGTGTGGCTTATAGGGCATTGCGTCTCGCGCGCAACGAGACGCAAATCATCCATCACTTAGCGACCGACGCCGTCATGCAAGCCTCGCCCTTTGTGCTGGAAGAACAAATCAACCTGAGCGCCGGCCATCCCGAACCGGATATTTGTGATACGGTCGTGACCGGGGGACGTGAGGGACGCGGTATCTACCGCGTGGGTCAAATTAGTCTGCCACTTCACGTTCAATGCTTGTGCTACAAAACTGCCGTGCTGATGTCTCAAACGGAGTTGACGAGCAAGCTACGGGGCTGGTTGGACGGTTCGCAAGGCTGGCCGCAGATGGACGGCTATAGCAAATTGATCGGCGGGAATGCGGCGGCCTCGATGCTCAAGATACAGCAGGCGCAGGACTTGCAGGCGTGGATATTCGACAACCCGCACGACTTCATGAATTAAGAGGCGCGGCGATGCGCGTGATCAGATTCAGACGCATGGTTCAGCGGCAGGGTGTATGGCAGCGGGCGCGCTCAGGACATTGGGAAATCGCTTTCAGCGAGGCGCGCCTGTTGGCTAAGCTCAATGGCGATTTAGCCGAGATAATCATGCCCGCGCGCCCATTTTGGATTCGCTGGCTGCGCTCCCTCCTACACTAGGGCGTTTCAGCGTGTAACAGCGGCCTAATTCAAGGCGGCGCGCGAAAGACGACGCTAGGGTCGTCTTTTTGAAACAAACGCGCTGCCGCGCGTCCTAGAGCGTTTTGAGAGAGGAAAAGATGGACGGCCAACAGTATTTTGTCTTATCTGCTATCGCGGTCAAAGAGGGCACGCGCGTGCTCTTGCTGACCGCTGAATTGTTGACGGCGCACAGTCAAGACGAGCTGGCCGCACAAATCGCGGCCTGGCGTGAGAAGATCAAGGCTGAAGGGTTTATCGTGATTGACCTTCTGATGACGACGATCCCGAAATGACGATCACGGCGCAGGTCGTCACCCGCTTGACGAGTGATAGTGCCCTCATGGCGCTGTTGACCGGGGGTGTGTTCGACGGCGCGATCGTCGGGGAGATCACGCGCCAATCAGCGGCGAGCGCATTCGACAGCAACGCGGAGATTGAACCGTGCGCCCTTGTCACCGAGGCTGAAGAAACGGCGATCGCGCCTTATCTGACCAGCGCGCGATTGACCCTCTCTCTCTATTTTTATCAGCGGTCGGGTTACGCGGCGATCGGCCCGGCTGCGGCGCGCGCTTATGCGCTGTTGCAGCGCACGAAGATCAGTAATGCGCCGATCTGGCAAATCAGGCATATGACCGATCTTCATCAGCAGGAAGATCAAGCGCTGCAATGCAGCCTCGAAATCAGTCACTACGAAGTTTTGAGGCTCAGGTGAAGATCAATTTAGGCTGTGGGTTTGAGATATTAGCGGGGTATTGCAATGTAGACAACCGGGCAATGCCCGGCGTGAATGTGATTCACGATCTGGACAGCCACCCCTGGCCGTTTGATAATGATTGCGCGACCGAGATCATCGCCTTTGATGTCTTTGAACATTTGCAAGACGTGATCGGCGCGATGAACGAATGTTGGCGCATTCTCATCCCAGGCGCATTTTTGAGGATACGCGGGCCGGTGCCTGAGTCAGAGAATCTATGGGTGGACGTATCCCATCGTCGCGCCTTCGTGGAACATTCATTCGATCACTTCGATTGGTCTACCGATTTCGGGCGCAAGTATCGTTATGGGGTCGGGCCGTGGCAGATTCTAGGGACGCTGCGGCACGATGGGAACATCAATTTTGATTTGCTGAAAAGGATGGCGAACGATGGATAATGGGGGCATGACCGGGGCAGAAGAGGCCGTCATGAATGCGCTGGTGCGGGCGTGGGATAAGTACGTCGAATTGCAAGCCGCCGCGCCTGCGCAATTCAGACCCGACGATCTGGACGACTTTCGACGCGCGATTCACGACGCGCAGCGCTTGATCGGAATGCGCGTTGTACGGCGCGACCATCCCGACTATTGGAGTAGTGCGACGTGACGACCTTCTTGGGATTTCACACGCCGCAAGATGGCTACGGCATTCCGACGATGGAGATTGCCGCAGCCTTGCAAGCCCGCGACCCTGCGATCGGTGTGATCGATATGACCGCCATGAGTCAGTCGGGCGCGCCGCAGTGGACGATTGACGATCGAGTCGTGGCGCTGTGTACCCCCGACTGGTATCCTAAGATCGAAGCGCGCGAGTTGATCGGTTATACGATGTTTGAGGCGAGTGAACTCCCGCGCGGGTGGGTCACGAAGATCAACGCCTGTTGTCAGTCGGTGCTTGTGCCCTCACCCTGGTGTCGTGAAATCTTTACGGCAAACGGCGTGCTCAAGCCGATCGGCGTCGTGCCCTGGGCGCTCAATGCGCAACATTTCAATTATCAAGATCGACCCGCAGATCGCTTACCCTTTACATTTCTATGGTCTGGGACGCCCGACTTGCGCAAGGGGTGGGATGTGACTTATGCCGCCTTCGATCGCGCCTTCAGAGGGCGCAGCGATGTCAATTTGCTCATGCACTTTCGAGCCGCACTGCCCGGTCAGCCGACCTTTGCCGATCCCAACGTCGAGATGATTGTGGGCAAGGTCGATCGAGCGGGCTGGCTTGATATGTTGCAGCGCGCGGACGCCTTCGTGTTCCCATCACGCGGCGAGGGTTGGGGCTTGCCCCCGCGCGAAGCAGCGGCCACCGGTCTGCCTGTCATCGCAACCTATTTTGGCGGGATGGCATTTGACTTACTTAATTGGGGTTTGCCCGTGCGTGTGGGCACGACGCCGCGCCCTGCCGCTTACGGCTTTTGGGAAGATGGTACGCTCGGTACATGGCCTGAACCCGACGTGGACGATTGCGCAGCGCAAATGATCTGGTGTGTGGAACATCGCACCGCCGCGCTGCTATTTGGGCGCAGCGCCGCAGCCTATCAACATTTGACGACGTGGGCAGACACCGCGGCCACCTTGCTCTTGGCCGCTGAAGGGGTGAAGATATGATTACCTCTCTGAGACTGAAATACACCGGCGCAGGCACGCGCTTACTCGGTGCTTTCGTTTGGTCGAAAGATAACGGCTATACCTGTACGGTCGATGACGCGGGCGTGGCGGCCAATCTGTTGACCTATCCCCACCCCTCGTTTGTCATCGCACCCGACGAGCCTTTACTGGCGACGATGACGATCGAACAGATCACGATGGCGCTGATCGATCAAGTGACGACGATTAGCGCGGACGATGACGCGGCGGCGGCGTCAAAGCCCAAACGATCCCGCCGTAAACCTATCGAGGATTAGGAGGATTCAATGGCGACTTATGGTGACAAGCCGTTTGGCTTGCATATGATCAAGGTCTACCCGCTGCCGTCCGGTACGGGCGTGCGGTTGAACGTCGAACAAACCCTGAAGTTTAAGGAACGCACGCGCAGCGGGCAGCTATCGGGCGGCGATGCGCTTGTGGCCGTTGCGTCTCTGAGTGAGGCCGCCGACTTCGAGCTGGGCGCGGGTGGCATTCCGCTAGAAGCCTATGCCACCATGACCGGACGCACCGTCACAGTCAGCGGTAGCACGCCCAACGAGAAAACCACCCTAACCGGTGAAGCGCGTCATCCCTTCCCTTACTTTCAGATTCAGGGGCAGGTACTTGGCGTCGAAGATGACGACGTCCATATCGTGCTGTATAAGGCGAAGATTCTGGACGGCCTGGAAGGGTCATTTCAGGACGGCCAATTCTTTACCAGCGGCGCAAAAGGGATTGCCGTTGACGACGATGTGAATGGCGTGTGGGATTTGATTCAGCACGAGACGGCGACCGCGATCGCTACGAGCTTACCGTAATCATGAGCAAGCCCAAGAGTAAAGAGGACACACGCGCCGCGTTAGCGCGCTGGCGTGCGGGCGAGGAAATCACGCTGCCCCAATCGGGGTTAGTGGTGCGCGCGCGGCGTGTGGGTCTATTGGATATTGTGACGCAAGCAGGCGATATCCCGGTCATGCTCGGGCCGCAGATCGAACGCCTGAAAGGCGGCGGGATTTTCGACGTGGCGGCGCTGGTCGAATTCGAGCCGGTCATCAATGCGCTGTGCAAGCTCGTGATCATCGACCCACCCGTGACGGACGAACCTAGCGAGGATACACTAGGGATCAAGGAATTGCCCTTTGACGATCGCGTCGTCATCTTGCAATGGGTGACAGGCGAGGCCGCCCTGTTACAACCCTTTCGCGTTGAGTCGAAAGAATCTGTGGAGACTGCATAGTCTCGCCCATGCTTACGGGCAGCGCCCTAGCACGTTTCTCGGTGCGGGCTTGACGGACTATCAAGCATATCAAATCGACGCGGCGACCTTGCGCGTGGGGCAGGACATCGAAGCGGGGCTGGCCGATGGGCAGACGATCGAAACGCTGTTTAAGCCCGCGCCCCAGGGCGCGCCTGCGCGTCCCTCTGAATATGCCGACCCGCGATTCGCCGCCCGCGCGCGCCGCATCAAAAAGGTAGATTGATGGCTGCCGGAGCTTACTGGATAAAACCGCCGTCCCAACTCGCCGCCGCGCTGCGCGAGTATCAAGAGAAACTCAAAGCGGCAATCCGCGCGGCAGCGGCCTATACCGGGCAGAAGATGCAAGACGAGGCGCGCCAGCGCGCGCGCTGGTCAGACCGCACCGGCAATGCCCGATCGGGATTGTTCTACGCGGTAGATGGCTTTGGCTTTCCCCCCATCGTCGGGCAGACGGCTGTCACCTTTGATCAACCGGTGCGCGATGTCATCACGGAGAGCGGCGGCGATGGCTATCTGATCTTGTGTCTCGGTCACACGATGTGGTACGGGAAGTTTTTAGAGCTCTCAAACGGCGGGCGCTATGCGATCGTGCTTTCGACGTTCAACGCGAATCTTCCGATCTTAGAAGGCGTATTGAAAGGTGTTTTAAGATAGTATGATAAAGCATCCAACACCTGAACCACCCACTTCCCGGCCACCCATCGACCGAGCAGGAGCTGGTCTATTTTTCTGGCTGGTCGTGGTCGTCATCGTGATCACGACCCTGGCGGTATCTCTGGTCTTGTGGGCTGCGTTTATCGCGCTTTTCTCAGGCGGTTAGAATATGGCGATCACGCTAGGCAGCGCTTACGGAAAAGTCGAGATTGACTTCACGGGCATTCAACGCGGCGTGGATGCGGCGGGGCGCAGTCTCACGTCGCTAGAGAATCGCCTAAAAACAACGGGCGCTGCCGTGAAGCAGGTCGGCGATAACCTTTCGCGCGATGTCACTTTGCCCCTCGTAGCAGTCGGCGCAGCCTCTTACAAGATGGCCTCAGACTTCGAGGCCAACATGCAGCAGATCGTCGGGCTGGTCGGCGTCTCGCAAGACCAAGTCGACGCGTGGTCGAAGCAGTTGATCACGCTCGGGCCCGAGTTAGGGCGCGCGCCGAATGAATTAGCGAAGGCGTTGTACTTCGTCACGAGCGCCGGGCTATCAGGACAGGAAGCCCTCGACACCGTGACCGCCAGCGCCAAAGCCGCCAGCGCCGGGCTAGGCGAAACGCAAATAGTGGCCGATGCGGTCAGCAGCGCTATCAATGCGTTTGGTAAAGAGAACCTCACGGCGGAGCAAGCGGTCGGCGTCTTGGTGGCGACGGTGCGCGAGGGCAAGGCCGAAGCCTCAGAAATCGCGCCCGCTCTGGGCTCCGTCATCCCCGTAGCCGCGCAGCTCGGGATCTCGTTTGACGAAGTGGGCGCGGCGCTGGCCGCAATGACGCGCGTCGGTTTCAATGCTGCCGAAGGGGCTACGAATCTATCCGGCATCATGTCGGCCTTTCTCAAGCCGGGCAAGCAAGCCTCAGAGACGATGGAAAAGTTTGGCCTGAGCGCCGATGAAGTCCGTAAGACCATCGATGAAAAGGGCTTACTGGTTGCGCTGCGCTTGATTGCCGATCGTCTTGGCGACGATGACGAAGCCTTAGCCGCCATTTTCCCCAACATTCGCGGCTTTCGCGGCTTGCTGTCCCTCGTGGGTGAGAATGCAGAAGAAACGGAAGTCATTTTTAGCAAGCTGGCCCAAACGACCGCCAAAGACCTCGATACCGCTTTCACCGTAGCCAGTAAAACCGCCAAGTTCCAAATGAATCAGGCTATGGCCGAATTGCAAAGCACCTTGATCGTTTTGGGCGGCGCAGTGCTGCCCGCCATCGTACCGGTCTTGAAAGACATCGCGGCCTTTTTGCGAGACGTTGCCAAAGCCTTTCAAAGCCTCAGCCCTGAGACGCAGCGCGCGATCGTCACGATCTTGATCTTCACTGCGGCGCTGGGGCCGGTACTGTCAATTGGCGGGCGCTTGATCGGGACGATCGGGAATGTGGCTGGACTCGTCAAGACATTAGGGACGGCCTTCATCGAAGGCGCGGGGGCCGCGATAAAATTTGCTTCGACCGGCGCACAGGTCGTGCAATATCTCATTGAGGCAGGCGTGGCAGGGCTGGCCGTCGTGGGCGCGTTTGCGGCGCTGGCTGCGGCGCTGGTCATCGTGATCAAGTTTATTGAACAGGCGGGCGTTGCGGCTAAGGCGACCAATGATGAGCTGATCGCCATGTCTCGCAGCGGCGATCTATTCATGCAAGCGGGCGCGTCGTTTGAGCTCATAGTCAACGGGACGAAGCGCATCAATGAGGTCTTGGCGGCGCACGAGCGCGAGATGCGCGTCGTCGCAACGAGCTACGGCGAATATCGCACCGAGGTCGAGCGCGCGGCAAAAGTCGCCGGGTATTTGGTCGATGCTGAGGGCAATCTGATCAAGGTCACACAAGGGCTAGGATACGAAACGCGCGAGGTTGTTCAAGCGAATTATGCCATGACCGAATCGGCCTATAACCTCGGTGTTGCGCAGCGCACGAATGAAGCCATCATGGATGAGGGTGAGCGCGCCTTAAAAGGTTACGCGACCGCCGCGAAAGAAACAAAAGAGGCCGTGACTGAATTAGCGGAAGCAAGTATGGCCGACATGCGCATTACGGCGATCGCGTCCGGGCTGGCAATCGAGTACACCGACAAAGAAAACGCGCTCAAAGACAAGCTCAAGGAATTGCGAGACGTTGAGGACGAAATCGCAAAGCGCGGGGTGGCTCATAACGCGGTCGTCAAGAATGCCAAACTGAGCGCAGATGAGCGGGCGACGGCTGAAGCGAGGCTGGCCGCCGTGACCGAAGATGTCACCCTCGCGCAGCGTAAAAAGAATGAAACCGACGCCGAATACACCGCGCGCATGGCGGGCTTGAAAGAGAAGCAGGGCGAATTGACGACGAAGCTAGGCGAGCATACGGTCGTCGTGGGCGGGGCGACCAAAGCGCAATTAGAGCATCGTCAAGCGGTCTTGGATGACATTGCCGCGATGGAACGATCGGCTGAGGTTGACCGCGCGCGCGATGCCTTTGACGCATTGGGGCAAGCCCTCAAAGCGGGTACACTGACTGGCG